GTGGCGCTCAAAATTAAGGAAGCTCAGAGAGCTTCCTTAATTGTGAGGCCTGCCACCATAAACGTCGTAGGACATTTAAATTAAGGAAGCTAAAGCTTCCTTAATTTAAAGTCACGACGGTAGCTTCGTTAAAATAAATGTCCAACGACTAATTTGGTGATGGATCTTAAAAATAAGGAAGCTCGAAGAGCTTCCTTATTTTTAAGTCTCACCATTAAGCCAAGCTGTTATACAGCTTCTGCAAAGAAATCGCCTCCAAGCGCCTGATCCGATCAGGCTTGATACCTCCTCTCTTCAGCTCCAAATTCGCATACATTGGTGACATGCGAACCGGCGCTTTGTGGGTATCTGAGAGTTCACAGAGAAGCTTCCACGCATTGAACATGGCCGATTGCTTTGTCAGAACCGGTGTATATCTCATCTGATCAGTCGTGATTGGCTCACCCTGAATAGGCGCCTCGTCCGTCAAGCGCATGCTGATATGCTTGAGCTTCAGTTTCAGACTTAGAGGTAAGATATTCCAGCATTGATAGAAAAATGCCCAGAAATCGCCCTGGTCACTTGTCCTATATGCATCAAAAAGAGAAAGATAGAGCTCCCACGCTTCGTTTGTGGATCCGAAGTGGCTGCCAATTCTCTCAGGCAGATTCTCCAAACTTATAAGACTGGCCAGATTTCCCTCATTATTTTCAATATCCAGCTCCATCAATGGATCTGAATCTTGCCAAAGAGACCACCAGGCTACTGGGACCACGCCTTCAGGAATAAGAACCTCCTCTTCAGCCCTTTCATATCCGGCCAGTTGTCTGCGAAGCGCACGCAGATCGGTTGTCATTCCTTCTGGAATGGTGCGACCTAGCCATTGCTCTAAAATAGACTTCTGCGCACCCTCCACCTTTAATGTCAAACAATGCTTTGCAATCTGTTGAAGAGCCCGTGTGTCTAAAGTATTGCTAATCAAGATGAGAGGTCGCCCCTCCTTTGCCTCGGGAGACTTCAGATAGGTGAGCAGTTCTTGAAGACCTCCGCGCTCCCCGTTGCTCAGACCATCAATCTCATCAAGAAGAATACCGATTCCACCCTTCTTTCCTGTCTCCACCATGTGAAGAATTCCACCCTCTCGGAGCAAAGGCACAATCACTTTACGGAAAGAGGTTCCACTCCGCGTGTGGCTTGCATTAAATTCTAGGACTTTTAATTGCGAAAGCTCAAAGATACGATGAGCCAACGTTGTTTTTCCAACACCTGGTGATCCTAAAAGTAGCGCTGCAGGAACATCACGTGTTTTAATCCAATTCAAAAGTTGTGTCTCTAACTCTGGATAGAGACAGTGAGTCTTAGCTAGAGACATCTTTACAATGAAGCCATTTCCTCTTTATACGCCGAATTTAGATCCATGTTCATGCTCTGGATTTGTTAAGAAATCATATACAACAGGGGAAATATCTAGAACAGTTACCTTTTGTTTATATAACCCTTCTAGAGTTCTTGCCATAATAGGGCATGAATTAGTTGTGATTAGATTAGAAATCATAGGAGTTCCGTCTCCTTTTTTAAGATCAAAAAATCTTGTATGACTTTCATTTGGAAAGATTGAATGAGTAATCATAGGTATATTGTTTGTGGCAATACTCTTTCCCGCGGAGGTAACAGCAGCTTCAATACCCTTGAATGTTTCAAGAATTGTTCCTCCGCTTTGCACCAGATCATCAATTAAAAAGAGATTGGCTTCTGATGACTGCATAAAATCGCCATAATTATAATCCTGTTCAATCACAATGATTCTCTCATCGCCTTTGCGGACCTTTGAACATACAATCTTCTTCATATTTTTGGGGATTAAAGTGTCGAATCGCTTCTTCGCACCATCATCTGGAAAGACAATGAAATTATTTTTTCCATTATAATTTGTTTCAATATGGTTAATATATCTTCCCATCATGGAAATCATTGATGGATTTGTATTCGTATGAAAAAAGAAACGGGAGCAGAGGGCATGAATATCAAATAAGTATAATTTATTTTTTGTTCCTCCATTGGGTATAGTATTTATACTATGTGCAAGGGCAAATGCAGTGGGAATTTCTCCTTCTTGTGTTATGCGCTCCATTGTTCCAACAGGAAAATAAGGTAATACAATGGAGAGGTCATTTACACCATAATGGCTGAGAGAGTTGAGTAGGGCGAACTGATCCATAATCGGAGTAGGTTGGTCGCCGACGCGGTAGGGTCTCTTTCCTTCCCACCCCTGAGATTCATTTGCTGATTCAGATTTCTTTGCTTGTTCAAAAAGCTTTTCATCCCCTTTTTGGCTTGCTTCCTTGAATAACTCAGCTGTTGATTTTCTCGAATAATCCTGTGTATCACCTTGAAATGAAAAATTTGCGAAAAAGACAACCTTTCCGCCATTTAGCTTTTTAACTGTAAGAGGATCTATCTTAATGTCAGGTGTTCTGTCTGGAAACGTTTTCCAAGTGATTCCGCCAGGAATAAAAAATTTATTTTGCCCTTGCATTTCTAAAATGTTTCTAACCACTTCTTTGAATTCGGGACAGTATAAAAGAACTGTCGGGGCAGGGTCACCTCCACCTCTCTGTTTTTTTATCTTTCTGGTAACTCTTTTCATCTATTAAGATATATGAAAAATTACCGTCGTGACTTTATTTTACCGTAATGACTTCCTTACCGGTGGCCTTAAGCAGGCGGCATAGGCGGCACACCTCCTAAGCAGGTCGTGCCATCCCAGACACCCTCCCACGTCACATTCTTAAGTTTTGCCTCTGCACAAAGCGCCTTGGTGCGAGCATCACCTGTCTTCGTCGTAGACAGGTTGAACATCGCGTTCGGGTCCGTAGAGCCAGCATTCCACTTTACGATGCCACCTGAAGGTGCAACACCAACCGTGTCTACACATACGGGTGTTGCACCATTCTTAGTAAGGGAGAGCATATCGGGGCACACATTAATGGAGGGAGGCCACGCGCCAAATGTAACATTTACTTGCGTTCCACTGAACCACTTGCTTCCGAAGTAGGACTCGATCGCGATCACGCCAACTAAATATAGAATAGCGGCCACGATGCGTCCACTCGAGAACAGAATATAGGTGCCTCCTGTGCCAATTACAAAAGAAAGAAAAACATAAAAGAGGAATGTCACGTCCATATTTACTATTTATAAGGCAATAAATAAAAATAAAAACACCTAATATAAAATGACATCTACCGGCTCCTCGTTTTCCCAGGTTGACTCGCGCGTAAACCATTTCAAGGCGATTGGCACGGCCGTCGAGTTCACGTTTGTGGCCACTCCGTCTCTCACGAGTGTGATGACGCAGGCAGACTTTACTGCCCAGGTTGCTTCATCGGGTGTGGGAACCTCTGGCATGGTATACAGAGACATGGGTAAGCGCGTAACGGTTGTTGGAAGCAGTGGCGTCGTTGTTGCTGTCTACAACCTTGTTCAGAGAGTGAATGGCCTAAATACGGGCGAGAATGTCCCTGGTGTAACAAAGATTGCAGTGCAGACATATTCTGATGATACTCCTGGCGCTGTCTTAGTCGTGCGCACTGGTTAAATATTGAGATTTATAAAAAAGATAACGTCGTGACTTTATTTTAAGGAAGCTTTGGCTTCCTTAAAATAAATGTCCAATGACTAATTTGGTGATGGATCTTAAAAATAAGGAAGCTCTTCGAGCTTCCTTATTTTTAAGTCTCACCGGTAAGAAAACTCTTTGAGGTCTCTTATCTTTTCATACCGGTGGCGCTTACCGACCCCACTTCGCAACAGGTGTAGGGACGCCTCCAGATTGCGCATCAAAGCCAATTTCAATATATCCCGTGAGGTAATCTTGATTCGGAACTGTATTTGCAGCACCGGCTACGCCGAATGTGGCTGCATGAGGAATGACAAGCTGAACTTTGCGAAAAGTCCGACCCGATGAAATATAGGTTCTACCCTGATCCTTCAGAAGACCTGCTCCACTTGTATTGATATAAGAGAGATACGGAGATCCCGCAATAGCCCAAGTAGCCGGTGTTAAAGCACCATCTGCCCCTTTAGCATAGATGAGATTCTCTAAACTTCCAATCGGAATATAATATTCATTATCTTGAGATTTTTGACGAGTTGCTAAAGAAGTCATCCTATTAATGGTAGGGATTTTTTTCTATGTTCCGGAACAGAATGAGCGCTCCGTTCAACCTTCCCTTTACACATACAGCCCAGCAAAATGGGAGAGTAAATCTATCTGGAGAAGGTGGTTCCGTAGATAAAATTCCTGGCTACACACATCAGACAAAAGTGGAAAATGATTTTGAGACGGATATGTTACGGGGAAACTGGGAGACAAACAATCTTACCAAGGCCTTCTTCTCTCCTGCCAACATTCAGGCCATTCAGAATTCAATTCGCAAGGAGGTCTTTGAGAAGAGTCAACCCAAGGGTTATGTCATTGATGATCAGAGTGCGGATGAGTTAAAGATCATCATGCGCGCCATGTATTATCAGTATGCGCGCAACATGCCGATTGATATCGCTGGCCAGGTGAAGGATCTGAACCAGAAGGTAATTGACTGGTCTGTGCCGCATATTCTGTCGGCGGTTGATCACTATCACTACTATCTGAATGATATCAGCCACATGCCTGTGCCGATGCAGTCACCGCAGAGCATGAGTTCGGCTGGCACGAAGTCTTTGCCGCTCAATCCCTATATGTAGGACCGCAGATTAATAGAAAAATGAACATGGCATGTTCCTGTTTGTAAAAAGTCATCATACATATGAATATTTATATCACCCTCTTTTTGCATTGTAGTATCATCAAAAAGAAGTTGAACTGGTTGGACCTCAGAGGAGCCCTTATCTGTTTCCTTGCGAACAGTATCTGAATCCTCTTCATTATTGGTAATACAGATACCTTGAGAGAAGAAACCCTCTGGAGAATAGAGTTTTTGGACATGCTCCGTGTCGTCGATCCGTTTTGCTATATAGATTCCGTCTGAATGAAAGAGATCTACGTGATAGGTCCACACTTTCTGAAGAAGGCTTTTCAGAAAACTGGAATGGATTGCGTAGGCCATGAGAGAAAAGACGATCTTGGTTTGTTTAAGAAGAACGGGATTTACTGGAACTGAAAAGAGATCGGCCTTGTCTTTGAATCCGTTATTCGTGTGAAAACGGACCATTTTTGCATCTGGAGGAACATGCGACCAGAACGCTGTCATGAACTCATTTTCTACGCAAGGATGAAAACGGGTATCATCTTCCAGAATCAGATACCAGGCATCAGGTAGTCCTTTATTTACATGTTCTAGATGAATCTGTTGCCAGACACTGTAGTGAGAGAAAAGACAACCGAGGTGGCCAGGAGAAAAGAAGCGAAGAGACTCTGGACTCACGAGGCCTAGACGCTTGATCATATCTTGCACATCTTTCTTGTGACCATTCATTGCAGTAAAGTGTTCATATTCGGTGATGCCAACTCTCTGAAGCTCTCTTACTATGCGCACTTGCCTATCCACCTTTTCATGGAGAGAGATTATATACGTTTTTCTGAAGGTATCCCAACCCATTTATCTAGATAGGTTTCTGCCGTTTTAGACCATGGCAGTCTAAAGATAGGCGGCATAAGTTGTGTAGGCGCCCCGCCGCGGGGGGGCGGGGGTCGGGCCAAAATTGACGCGCCGCCGCGCTACTGGTTTAGTGTGGCGGCGGCCAGTGGTCCATTAGTCTAGTGGTCAGGACAGGAGGCTTTGAACCTCTTAACCTCGGTTCGATCCCGAGATGGACCTATACTACCCCAGTAGCGCAGTGGATTTAGCGCGACTGCCTTCTAAGCAGTAGGTCGTGGGTTCGATCCCCACCTGGGGTAAAAAGTTAGGATTCTTTAAAAATTCACCTTTGCCTTGATAGCTCAGTGGTAGAGCACCCGCTTTGTATTATTTAACTAAAAATAAATAATAGAATAAGCGGTAGGTCCTGGGTTCAATCCCCAGTTGAGGCACAAAGTTTTACGGTATCTTACAACCGTGATTGCTCTCATGGCACAGTTGGTTAGCGCGTGGTCCTTATACAGTTTGTGTATACAAGAGAGGCCGAGGTCGTGGGTTCAAACCCCACTGGGAGCATATTTTTTATGAGGTCAATATTTGATCTGATATAAATTTCCAAATGAATCCTCCTGCTGTTTTATTTCTCCCCTTTTTATTACATACATTTGATATATTAGAAAAGCAAGTATTTGTTTTATTAGCTGCTTCTGAAATACTATTAAATACTTCAATTAAAGTATCATTTGCATCATATTTTCCTACTTTTTTCTTATTTAAGTTACTACCTATTCTTAAATTTTCAATGCTTTTTTTATTCACTTTTCCTTTATTATGTTTCCAATACTCCTTTCTCTTATCGCTTAATATCTTTCTCCCTTCTTCAGAAATCTTCTTACCATAATTTGAATTCTTTTCCCCTTTTCCACTCTCACTTAACTTCTTTCTAATTTCATCAGTAATCTCTGTTAATCTTCTTCCCTTTAGTTTATCTGAAATCTTCTGTATCGTCTCAGGATGCTGCCGTGAATTCTTTCCACCCTCTCGCAGATTATATCCATTTGGAACTAATGTATTAAACTTCTTAATATACTCCTCTTCATAAATATTACAGTCTTCATCAAAACAGACACAGATTATTTGAAATTTAAAATTATCAATGCCGTGCTTCTTATAAGCACTTGATAAATACCTACCCACTGTATTACATTTGGGCGATTTATGTTGCTTCCATCTCGTCTCTACATCACTACAAAGTGTCTGCCCAACATATTGTTTCTTTGCCACAGTATTTGTTATAAGGTATATATACCCCATCCCCTACTTTACATATCAATAACTTTTTAAGACAGTTTAAAAGCCGGCCCCGCTCTATAGTATAGGAAATCAAAACGCCCGCTAAAAATTGACGCGCGGATTTCCTAGTTGAGTTAGTGGGTTCAAGGATGCTTACAGCAAACAAAGTATTATATCTAATTCTTTGCATCCTGCACAAACCCACTAAACCCCCATCTTTGATGGGGGATTACTAGGATGTCCGAGGTGGTTAAGGAGACAGGCTTAAGATCTGTTGGCGCAAGCCGCATGGGTTCGAATCCCATTCCTAGTAAAGAGTTTCTCTGTTCTCCAAAAATAGGGTGGTGATCACCGCGATCCGTCCGCTGTTCTCGTCAAACAGCATTTCCTCCGATATAGTGTAAAGGTCAGCATACGTCTCTTTCACAGACGAGATCCGAGTTCGATTCTTGGTATCGGAACCACACTCATAATTCAGTGGTAGAATGCTACACTTCCAATGTAGATACGCGGTTTCGATTACCGCTGAGTGTAAACAGTTTGGTTCTTCTGTAAAAAGAACCTGGTGGAGGAGCATATATTTAACCGTTTTAGCTCAGTTGGTAGAGCACGGGCCTTTTAATGACATTAATATAGTCATAAGAAAGCCCGTAGCCGCGGGTTCGAGCCCCGCAAGCGGTAAATACTATATTTTTTTATGATATCAGAATCTGGTTTTCATAAATCTTTTTAAACTCTTTCTTAGCATCCTCCAGAATTTTTGCGTCTTTAGCACATTCCACATGTTTATCAAGTTCATATGTAATCACTTCTGTAGGGCGATTAAGATAGAACAATGTTATCTTTGACCGACATAAATGATCAGGTCCAACCCAAACACCATGCAATCCAGAAATTTCAACCATTCTTTGCCCAATACGAACCAAGCGTGACATTATAATTAAAAATGATCTTATTTTTTATTGTTTAATACGCTACTTGCCTGTAACGTCGTGACTTTAATTTAATGAAGCTAAAGCTTCGTTAAATTAAATGTCAAACGACTAATAACCCGTCTATAGACGGTAAGGCTTAACGGTGAGACTAAAAAATAAGGAAGCTATTTGAGCTTTCTTATTTTTAAGATCCATCGCCAAATGAATCATAAATGCCGGGAAAGGTTAACTCTTAATTAAAAGTCACGAAATTAAAATAATCTATTTGCGCCCATATCTAACACGACGCGTTCTCTTATTTTTTTTACCACGATTTTTTCTAGTAGTAAGTTTTTTATAGCCACCTTCTATACTACACTTTCCATCTATAGGTTCTGATAGAGTAGAAGGTCCTACTATTGCTGTACTCCCGTAGGTGCCATCATCATTTAAGTATTGTATTTCTAACATCCCACCTTTAATATTAATTATTTTCGCTTTTTGCGTATAGTCGCAAACAATCTTATTTATCATATCAGGTTGCATAATCAATGGGCGTGCCTTCACACGATTCTTCATATTTTTCCTTCGCTTTATAGCTTCTTCTACATATCTTAGCCTTTCAGCTTCTTGAACCTTTTTAGCCTCTTCTCTTTTTAGCCTTTCAGCCTCTTCTCTTTTTAGCCTTTCAGTCTCTTCTCTTTTTAGCCTTTGAGCTTCTTCATACTCTTCTTCAGCTATAACTTCAGAAGACTCCTCCGTAACTTCTCTATTCTCATCTAGCATTATAGTAAAAAGAGTTTTGATATATTTTGTTACTTTTACCTTACGAGGGACATTTCGAACATAAGAAATCTTATTACCAGCTTGATAACCGGGGACATTTAGGTGCGCCCTTGATTCTCTAACCTCTTTCATAGGTGCATAGGTGCATACGTTACAAAACTACCAATTGTTTGTTCTTTATCAAAATAAATAGTATAATTTTTAGTTCCATCTTCTAAATTATACACATAAGATACTGTTGTTATACGGCCATGTTTATAAGATGGTTTGTATAGGCCATATAGCATCTCTTGGGCGTCTGTCACCACAGGGTAAACACTTACTACTACCCTAGACCCTACTTGCATAATATATCTACCATCTATACTTATTTTTAAGGAAGCTCGGAGAGCTTCCTTAAAAATAAGGTATGACGGGTTATTAGTCGTTTGACATTTATTTTAAGGAAGCTTTAGCTTCCTTAAAATAAAGTCACGACGTTACTTATCATCTATACTTTTTTAAGAAAGCTCGAAAAGACCTTACTTCAAAACCACGCGGATCTTCTTCTTCTTGGCAGGCGGCGCACCCCCATTCGCCAGGGCATACTCCCTCTCCTCACGCATCTGCCCCCAGCTCTTCTCGAAGTCGCCCAGATCCAGGAGCCACATCTCCCTCGCAGTCGTGGCCTCCAGAGCAGCAACCGCAGCCTGAGCCTTCACCACTAGCGCCTCTGCATCCTGGATCGCTGACGCCTTCACACGATCCATGCGGAGCCGTAGGAGATACTCATACCCATCAATGCCCTCAGTCCCTGCAGGAATGCAGGGCAGATCCACCTTCTGCAGAGCCGCGATGATCTGCTCATCCGTCGCCCGCCGCAGCTCAATGGTTCCCTCCAAGACACCGCGGATAAACCGCGCCTTCGCATCAGCCTCCACCGCCTCTGTCTTGAGACGATCCATCTCCTTCTGACGGCGCTCCTCATACTTGGCCAGACGAGGCCCATAGAATGCCTCCAGCATATCACCCACGCACGAGTAGCGCACGATCTTCATCTGCGTATCGAAGCACACCATGTTGCTCGTGCGCCAGGTGGTGGCCAGACGGAATCGCTTCTCAAACTCCGCAGGATTCGCCTTCGCCTCCTCGTAGTAATAAGGATCCAGAGTGAGGTCAAAGCGAACATCCACGTGATTGTAGAGATCATCGTAATTCACCAGAGCCTGCTTTCCATCCTCCATCTTTCCATTCTTCATGTCCTTGTTCACACACATCTCATCCAAGAACGCCTTGTAGTCATTCGTCCACGTGCCCACAGGGAGCTCCGTGATAACAACAATCTTCTTTGCATCGTCAAAGGTATAGAGACCGCGAGTGACCCACACGCCATCCGAGACTGCCGTCATACGCCCCTTGAACCCCAGCCACCAAGGCTGAAGAGCGAGGTTCTCCAGCGACTCGCGACGACCCTCGAGCCGATCACGCAGTAGAGCCAGAATGTCATTCGGATTGAACGGCGGAATGTCCGTGCTGAATGCAGTCCCAATGCCTACACACCCATTCATGAGCAGAAGAGGAATGGTGGGCCAGTAGCACTCGGGCTCCACGATCAGACCATCGTCATCTAGATGCTTCAGAATACCAGTGTCCTCCTTTCGCAGAATAGTTCCAACGATCGGCTCCAAGTGCGTGTGAATATACCTGGCAGACGCTGCATCCTTTCCACCCATGAGACGAGAGCCAAACTGTCCAATCGGCGCGAGCAAATTAATGTTGTTCGCACCTACGAATGTCTGGGCCATGCTGGTAATTGCGCCCGTCAGAGAGGCCTCACCGTGATGATAGGCCGCGTGCTCTGAGACATAGCCTGCCAACTGTGCAACGCGAACCTCGGATGTCAAGCCCCTCTTCAGACAGCCAAACACAATCTTACGCTGCGACGGCTTGAGACCATCAATGAGGTGGGGAAGAGAACGGATATTGTCCGCATTGCTAAAATGGATGAGCTCATCGTGAATGAAACGAGCAAAATCCACCTTGCCTCCAGGACCGAGGGTCAGAAGACGCTGAGGATTGTAGCCCGCCAGCCACTTCTTGCGATCATCCGCGCGCTTCTTGCTGAAGGCGAGAGACAAGCTCTCATCGGTCTCATCGCACCACGTATACTTGATCTCGTGGAGCTCCTTGAACCACTCCTGAGCCTCTGCAGGTGTGCTAGTGCCCAATCCCTTGTAATACTTCAGAGCCCAACCCTTTCCAGCGGTCTCCTTCCAAGCCTCAAACTCACCCTGCGAGTAGAAGCTGTGAACCTCTGATCGCCGAGTCGCCTTGAGAAGAGGAGTCATAAGAGAGCAGATGAAGCCGGCCTTCATGAGAGACGGCCACTCACTGTGGAAGAGATTCATCAGAAGTCCTTTGATATGAGACCCGTCCAAATCCTGATCTGCCATCACCATTACGCGACCATAGCGCAGAGACTTGAGATCCTTGTAGACCTTGCCCTGCTCCAGGCCGAGAATCTTCTTGATGGCGGTGAGCTCCTCATTATTGCTGAACTTCTCGGCACTCACGTCGCGCACATTGAGCATCTTACCCTTGAGAGGGAAGACACCCCAGGCCTCGCGGCCCACGATCTTGAGACCCGTGATAGCGCTGGTGGCGGCTGAATCTCCCTCTGTGAGAATGAGAGTGCACTCGGTCGACTTGCCAGATCCTGCCCAGAGGGCATCGACCAGCTTCGGCATTCCACGCAGAGTTGTGCGCTTCTTACCATCCGTCTTCTTAGCATCCTTGACCGCCTTTGCCTCCAGAATACTCTGTGCCTCGTCCATGAGTCCGATCTTCACCAGGCCTTCGACCAGCTTACCACCAGACTTGAAGGTGCTGCCGAACTTGGCCGCAGGCGTGGTGAGACACTCCTTCGTCTGCGAGTCAAAAGAAGGATTAACAATGGTGGAGTTCACGAAGAACATGACGCTGTCCTTGAGCTGCGCCACCTTGATATCCAGCTTCTTCTTCTTGAGGGCGAGCTCGCAGAAGTCGCCGAGGATGTGCTTGACAACCGTGTCGACGTGCTTGCCACCCTTCTTTGTATTGACGGCGTTCACAAAGCTGACGTGCTTCTCCTCAGCTGCAGTGTCCTCATCGTCAAACAGCGTTCTAGTCAGAACGGCGGCAACCTCCCACCTATCTGAGCAGCGCTCATGGGCAAGAATAGCAGAATCCTTCACGAAGAGGCGGACAAACTTCTCGAACGTGTTGGTCGAGATCAGCTCGCCGTTCCAGGTCACCTTCACGTCCTTTCCAGCCAAAGCGGCAAGCTCCAGACAGCGAGTGTGAAGAACGTGGGTCATCTGCTCCATGTTCAGGCCCACGAAACGGGAGAGATCAGGCTGGTAGACAATCTTGACAAAGCCGGTCTTTGCAGCATCCTTCTTCACAGATGCCTTCTCGCAGACCAGCATGTGATTGCGCCAGGTCTGCGTATACTTGAGGCCGTGCTTGGGCGATCGCGTCTCAACCGTGAAAGCATGGGAGAAGATGTTGGTGAGCTTGGCTCCATAGCCGTTCTTGCCACCGACGATCTTCTCCTCCTCCTTGTTGTAGTTGCCAGACGTAAGAAGGTGACCAAAGATCATCTCAGGAACGTAGACCTTCTCCGTAGGGTGAAGCTCAATAGGGATACCATCGCCATCATTCTCTACAGTGATCACACCGTCCTTGAGGCTCACATCAATATGCTTGATTGGAGTCTTACCTGGCTCGCCACTGCGAACAAGTGCATCTCGGGTATTTACAATGATCTCATCAAAGAGCTTGTAAAAGCCAGGGTTGAAGGGACAGTGGCGATAGACCATCTTTCCCTTTGCCGAATCGTAGATCCAGCGCGTCTCATCGTGAGTCTCAACAGAGCCAATATAGGTGTCAGGCAGCTCAAGGATATGCTCCCTGTGCGTGTGCTTCTTATAGGCATCGGCAGTAGACATTCTTTTTTATACCAAGGGAGGGGGTCATGGGTGAATCAATTTTATTGCTTCTTCTTAGTCTTAGAACCACCTATATTGGATTTGTAGCTTTTAGCTGCTCTCTTATATAATGGCCCACCTGAAAACTTCTTTTGGTTGAGAGTGGTAGGCGGAGATGCACTCTTGGCCGGCACTTACGACGTTTATGGTGGCAGGCCTCACAATTAAGGAAGCTCTCTGAGCGCCACCGGTATGGGTGAAAATTTATAAAATTTGATACCGAGCTACGGATAGGGTGTTGGTGTCATGCCATGCAATAAATGTTACGCATTTATTTACGACTTTCTTCTCTTTCCACCACATCCTTCCGCACCTTGTTTTCATACATTTAAGAGAAAGCGGCTTCTTCAATGTATCGATCAAATTGTTCCTGAGTTACAACGATATATTGAGAGAGCCGATCCTACTCTGATCTCCTTCCTTGATCAACAAGAAAAACTCCATCACTGGTATGAGATTATCGTATCAAAAGAGCATAATATGTTTAAAGTATGGTATAAGACACAAAGAGAAATGGATGAATCACTTTGTATCTTACAAGAGCACTGTATTCTAAAAAATACAAAAGAAGAAAGATTTTACCATCAATGGTTTGGAGAAAAATTTATACAGCTCTTAGCTTCTCTTTCAGGAATTCATAGCGAGCATTCTCCTAAACCTAAACCTGTGGAGGTTAAGAAGGAACTTGATATCATTGCAAGCCCCTTTACATTGACAATTCGAATTCCTCCGAATAACTATGATGATTTGTATTGTTAATGTGATAACTAAAATAAATGTCCAACGACGTTAATAAAATATTAGCTTATAATATAATGGTTAAGAATATTAATTCTAAATGCCGAAAGAATGCAAATGTAACTTTAAAACAAGTATTAAATGCAAGGAAAACAGGCAAGGTAGTGGGTCCGAGAAAGTTAACGCGGAAACAACAAAGCCGTTTTAAGAATGAATATGTAAGAGCTTGTGTAAAGCGGGGAAATAAGCCGTTATTTCTTTAAGATTAGGCCTTCCCAAAGGTTAGTCGTTCACGACTTCCCGCAGGTTAGGCCCCTAGGCCTTCCCGAAGGTTAGTCGTTTCACGACTTCCCGCAGGTTAGGCCCCTAGGCCTTCACAAGCATCAAGATCTTATCATTGTCCCAGCCAGGCGAGAATTTATTCGTATGCTCCATTTCAAAAAAAGCGCAAAAAGAGAGCTGATTTCTGATTGGTGCAATCACTTTTTGATAGGCCTCATTGGTTTCATTGCGAAAGACGTCTTCAATGAGTAAGATTCCACCCGGCTTCAGAAAAGGGATTGATTCTCTAACAATATCGACCTGATGACCTATATTGTGAGAAGAATCATCAAGAATGACGTCAAGATTGCCCCCCATTGCTTGGAATGAGGCACGAATAGAGTCGGCCTTTTCAACATCCATTAGTGCAAAGGAAGTTCTAGGAAGAGCAAAATCCTCTGCATGGGCGAGGAAATTTGTGTCTCGGTCAAAGAAAAACATGGAGGCGGCAGTAAAATACTGGGCCCACATGGCCACGGATCCCCCACCGGCAACCCCAATTTCTGCGAAACGGATGGGCCTATTTTTGTAGGGGGCGAGGAGCATTGAATAGAAGGGCGTGTAAGGGTGGCGATGTCCGGATGGATTGAAGGGGCTCTTATCGGTGTTACATCTGGCTCCAAGAAAGCACAGTTCGGTAGGAGCCTTGCTTGAATCCAGAGTGAACGTGGGGATCATTCTACGGATGTAAAGGGGTAGTCTTATTAAGTAGCTATGCCTGGACAAGAAGAAGGTTCCAAAGACGCCAAGCAATGCCCCTGGTGTTTACGGTGGTGTCTGAAAGATAATGCCTGTGCGTATGTTTTTGCATGTGGCCTGGATACCGCGAACAAATTCCATACCGGCATGGGATGCGGAAGAACCTGGTGTTGGACCTGTGGAAAGAAATACTGCTCGCCCTATTTTGATCCGGTCACGGGGGTCCGTCTTCCTACGGCAAAGGATCAACACGATCCGTTTTGTTGCAAAAAGGAGGCTGGATTCAAGGAGGAAGAGTATTGTGCGGGCGGCCATTCTGGACACTGCGGCAGGAGGTGGTAACACGCGGCCTTTGGCAGGAGGTGGCATGCGTAAATAAAAATCTTTTCTATGAATATAATCAAATGTCCTCTGTTCAGACCCAGTTTGCGCAGGTTAAGACGAATACGTTAGTTGCATATGACGATGGCTGGACGCACACCCAGCAGCAGATCGTTGATGCCATCACGAACAACGATGACAACTACACGCAGGTCGGCAACTACTACACGCTGAGCAGCAAGGATGCGCTCCTCAGCTTTATCGGTGACCACGCTGGCTCAGGTCACGACTTCCATGCCGAGGAGACGCTTATTGACATGGGCAAGGAGCTGAAGGTTGGCGTTGTTGGCCTGGGCTGCCTGCTCACGTTCCGCCTGGTGAAGCGCACGAATGCCTCGGCGGCCATGGAGTTTGACGGTGCCTACCGCATGGGCTATGCCATCGTTGACAACCGCGTGTCCCACGACTGGATGGATGGAGTTGCCAACAGACTCCACGTGAAGCTCGCGCGCACGGGTTAAATGTTCAATGAATAATCTGGTGATGGATCTTAAAAATAAGAAAGCTCTCTGAGATTTCTTATTTTTAACTTTAAAATAAAGTCACAACGTTATCAAATCCTCATAACGCCAACAATTGGTGTGTTAGGTGCTAATGTCTTATAAACTGTAAGACGTATAACAGCTCCAACAACAGTTAATACAACAATAAGTAAAAAGATGAACATAAACTCCTTACCCGAAAATCCTAAGAACTTCATTCTACTAACGGTGGTGATTAAAATTATTGTCTGATGAATGATAAGATGGGGAGTTATTATCAACCGATACCATACATGAAAACAAGAAGAACCAAGGGAGGATTTGTTCCGAGCCTAATGGGTGGTGTCCTTAGCAACGGCCCTCTTCTCTTGAGCCCTGCCATAGCACAGGGATACCGTCTTTTACGGAATGACAAGGAAAGGATGAAGAGCCGTCGCCGGAAGCGCAACACCCGCAAAACCAGACGCACAAACCGCAAGGGAAAAAATACGCGCAAAGCCTAAAGATAGGAAAGGGATGCCACTATAGAAATGGCCGCCGTCCGTCCCAACCAGAATGGCAATCTTTTTGAAATCAAAACGGTTCAGAGTGGCGCCTTCCGGACCTTAATCGAGGCACTGAAGGAGATTCTTACGGAGGCGAATCTAGAGTTCGACAGCCAGGGAATCAAGATCATGGCTGTTGATGAGACCCATACAGTTCTTGTGTATCTCCGTCTTCACAGTGAGCGCTTTGAGAACTATTTTTGCCCCGCCAAGCATGTTCTCGGTGTGAACATGATCTACCTTTTCAAGCTTATCAAGACGATGGGGAACAATGACTCTCTCACTCTTTATCTTCCTGCAAACAACCCCAATAAGCTCGGTATTCGCATGGAGAACTCAGAGAAGTCGACGACAACGAATTATTTTCTCAAGCTGTTCGACACGGATGTAGAGGATATCCAGATCCCTTCCCTCAACTTCTCTTCGATCATCCACATGCCGTCTGTGGATCTTCAAAAGATCTGCCGCGACATGAATGCTCTGGGTGAGAAGCTGGACGTCGAGATCACGAGCTCAGGCACGGACTTGATCTTCCGTTGCATGGGCGATTTCGCGGAGCAGGAGACAATCATCAGTGAGAATAGCAGCAGCATGAAGGTCCACAAGGCCAAGGATTCTCTCAATGAGATTGTCCAGGGCATTTTCCAACTGAAGCACCTGGTTCTCTTCACAAAGTGCACAAGTCTCTGTCCTTCTATTGAGCTCTATCTTAAGAACGACTTCCCTCTCATTCTGCGTTATACGGTGGCGAATCTGGGAGAGATCAAGCTGGTCTTGGCACCCATGAAAAATAAGACCTAAACTTTCTAGACACTACTACTATAGATGCCTCCTACATATGTTATTGTAAATGAGGATGATTATTATAAGGATCCCAGATTCTTCCTTGGATTTGTGAGTGGATTTCTATCGGCTGCTATTCTTTTTAGGGCATTAAAGTTTTGATTATTTCCGGTATAATATCTATATCTTTAATATAGAAGATGCCTAGCTGGTCTGGACTTGGAGTAAGGAATGCACTTCGGAGATATGGTTTACCAGGTGCAAATACTATTAATCGGTTTGTTCCTACGGGTGAGACGCCCTTCGCCACACCCGAAGAGTTAGATGAATTAAATAAACTGAGAGCACTTCCGCGTAAACCAGATGGTGATCAAACATTTGGACAAGTCTACAATTTAGGAGGACTTGGAGAAACAATGAATGGGAATAAATTCAAAAATCCTATACTGCGGAGAATAAATGAATTATCTAAATTGCAAGGTGCTCGTCCTACAAGATCCGCCGGTGGTCGCAAAGCCACTCGGCGTAGACGTCACCGTGTTAGACAGACACGTCGTAAGTAGATGGTAACGTCGCGACGTTAAGCCAAAATCATTTGAGGTGCCTTGGGTGTAATTAGCCTGATTGCCATCATGTGATCAGGTGCGCCACCGCCCTGATATGCGTTTATTCCAAGAACAATCTCTCCCTCATCAGTCGGCGGATCATCAAGTTGAAGTGTTACTTCCTTCTGATGATGCGAATGTCCAGCAACCCACGCACGAATAGGCCAGCGGATCATATCGTCCATAGTATTCGTAAAGCTTCCAAAATTCTTATGAGAAGCAAAGCGTCCGTGCGACATGAGCTTCGTAGGCATATGGTGCGTCACAACAACTGTGTTTAGCTGAAGAACCTCTGCATCACAGAGAGCTGAATCTAGCCATGTAACTGCTTCCTTATGGAGATGAAAGTCTTTCTTCTCGGTCCAGAGAGTGGTTCCACAGAAGTTTATACCAAGATGGTTCAAATAGACAGAACGATTGTGAAGGAAATGAATATTCTTCCACTCAGAGCAGATCTCTGACGCGAGCTTTAGAGATTTATCATAACCAGTATCAAACTCGTGATTTCCTGCTACCACGATCACATCATCCCAGTTCTCTTTGCAATACTTGATAAACTTGGGATAGAGATCCTTGTGAGGATAACCGATATCTCCAGCTAGAGCAAGAGTGCCTGTGACAGGCTTCACGATCTTATGAAAGAAGGGGCGCCCTGTCATCCTCTCCAGATGAATATCACTGATATATTGCAAACGAAACATTTTTATGTGCAAGTTGCACATAAAAATATTTATTTCAAATTTTAGCGACGTTATATTACCCTAAGGGACGGCCTTGGCCGGCACTTACATTTTCTTTTCAACATGCGGCGTATAGAGAATATCCTTGTGCGTAATTCCCTTATCCAGGCAATGAATACCCGTATTTTTATTAAATGACTCTGCATCCTTATTCCAAACTTTAATTACATAGAACCCAATTCGCTGATTCTGACCCATTCCAAGAATCTTCGGGCTAATACTAATTCCAACAAGACTATCATTTGAATCAACTGCTGCCATATGTAGCATAGTTCCAAGTGAATACTTCTTATATATATCAATTCCAGCTTCTTGACTTCCGCGCACGCTATAACTGCCTCCGCGGATATTATGGTAGTTTTCCCAAAGGGGAGGGAGGGGATCCTTCATCCAGAAGAACATCCCCCCCTTGATCCGTTCCCCAAGTTCCTGGAAGATACTAAGAACCTCTCTGGGCGACGAGGCAGTTGCAATCTTCTGAAAGGTGTCCAACGTCCACCTCTTTTCTCGTAAGGAGTGAAAGTAGAGAGTCCAAGGACCTGTGGGGAAGGGGCTAGTAATGTCTATGGCGGCCATGGTAATGGCTTCCTATTTTTAATAGACTCAAATTTTTATGTGGTTGCTTACGCAGTTGTCTGAAGCGAAGGAATCTCAGGCTGAGGCACGACTGGCGATGGCGCCTCCTCTTCTTCCTCCTCAAAGGAATCAATCGGAAAGGCCACCTCATCACCCTCCTCATTGATAACAAGAAGCTCTAGGGGGAGCTCCCTGTCAAGGTAAACACCAGACTTAACAGACCACGCACCCACAATCACAGCCGGCGGTGGAACAGTCTCTCCAGAGAACTTCATGTTGCTCACGAAATCGTCCAGTGAATAAAGTGTAATTCCATTGTAACGGACACTAGCTGAAAGCCACGGGAGATTCACCGAGTCATTTGAAAGGCCCTTAACCAGAGTATTTGAACTCTCATAATATGTCCACGTGACTTCGGGGATACCAGGACCCGTGAGTGATACATTGTTTAGAAGAAGAGGAGTAGAATATCCTTTGAAGAAAACATACTCCTTGGGCTGGAAGGCCACGACAAGAGCTGTTCCCACCGTAGTGCTTACATAGACAATTGTATTCACTAGGGTCTTCATAAAAAGATATGTGCGCAGAGCCCACAGTTTCATTTCAGGCGTAATCTCCATTTACTGAAATAAAAGGTGGACAGTTTTTAAGCGCTTTGAAGTGTGCGTGTATCTATACATTGTGTGCGTCCTGTTCCGCTTCCACAGGATACAGTGGCAACGGGTCCTGTAGTAACAGAATTACCAGAAGCATCCATTACAGTGCCAGATATATCTTTTATAGGTGCAGGGGCAGGAGGAGATACTATTTTCTTTATAGTTTCACAGCCACAGGGTGCCACCGATCCGCAGGTTGAACAGGGAGTTGACTTTAGCACTGGCGTAGCCACTTGCATAGCTGCAGAACCGGGTGTTGCCTTAGTAGCTCCAATGATTACCCCAGTGATCAAGAGAATAAAGGGGAGTAAAAGAAGGCCCCATGCAACAAAATCAGCACCTTGCTGAGATAAATAGAGCATGAGTAAAACGGCAATTACACCAAAAATAAAATGAACTGCAAGAAGTCTATTATTTCTATTGATTAGATCCAAAGTGAGTAATGCAACAAAAAGTGCCCCTGTTGTTATGGCGGGGTAACTCATCTACCGTCTATACTTATTTTTAAGGAAGCTTGGAGAGCTTCCTTAAAAATAAGTATAGACGGGTTATTAGTCGTTTGACATTTAATTTAACGAAGCTAAAGCTTCGTTAAATTAAAGTCACGACGTTACCAGTGGTGCTTAAAATTAAGAAAACTCAAAGAGCTTTCTTAATTTTAAGGCCTGCCACCATATACCGTCGTAAATCACCACGGTATTCTTTATTTTTCTTTTAAATTCAAAGGCGAACCAGCTTCGTCCCGTTCCATCGCGCAACCGGCTCAGGAATCACATTTCCATCCTCATCCGTTGAATACACCCTATTCTCTCCATCCTTGTAATATGTAATACCCTTATACTCAAACTCCTCAAGATCAAGGCCCTCCTCCTCATCCTCAACGAGCTCTTCCTCCTCAATGACCTCAGGCTCGGGCTCAACCGTCTTGGGAGATACCCCCATCCGTTGATTTTGCAGCAAAGTCTGGAGCTGGCTATGCATAGACACCAGCTGCTCCTCAAGGGCTGTCAGGCGATCCTCCAGGAAGGGAGAGTAACTCACAGGAGCTGCCTGGGTCCTTGATAGCGCCTCAAGACGCTCAATGCGCCTAACAAATTCATTATCATAGAGGGGAATCTTGGGCTTCTCAACCGCTGAAAGAACCTGCTCAATGATGCTCAGTCGCTCGTGAAGCGTCACCTCCAGCGTGCGGAAGAGCTCGCGGATAAGGGGCTCAGTGCTCATTCTTTTTTTATGATTGTTCACTAGTGGACTCGCCAAATCAATTTTTTACCGGTTGACTCCGCGTATTTGAATATTCATCACTGAATCAAGAGTGCTATCTCTATCCTTTAGAGGCTTGCTTCTCTTGAGCCTGAGACCCTCCTCTGTCTTCATAGGCCCTTTCTCCTGCAGAGTATTCTTCATATTGGAGTCAAAAAAGTCAATCGGCTTCGTATCAATACTGCCCAAGATACTAACCATAGGCGGCATATGAATATCTACACGCACCTTTCCAACACGTGTGGTGGCGCGAAAGGTCTCGATCGACATGGGCCCTCCAAAGAACTTCAGAGACTCGCGAGGAGGAGCAGGAAAGATACGCGCCAGACCTTCAGGATCATACAGACGGTGAAGAAGCGCCATACGTTCCCAGCGAACGTGAGGATCAATGGACTCATTCAGAAGATAAGAAACGCCACACTCAGGGCAGCAGAAGTTGCCATACACTCTCCAGAGCCCCTTATCTTCGCGCTCAGGAACAATGCAGGGCTGGCCTTCAAACGGCTGGGTGCACCAGAAGCAGGAGACATCCGATGAAGAGGGAAGCTCTTTAGCATCACTTGAAGTGCGGAACTGAACAAGAAGACCCGAACGAACAAATGCGGGCATAGGGGCAGTGGTATCCACCTTTTCCTCTTTCTCTGGCGGAGCCTCACCCTTTTCCTCTTCTACCTTTTCATCAAGACTCTCCTGCTTTGAAAAGAAAAAGTTATCGGCGCTGAAGTCATAGGGCTCGGGTTGAAGAGGGGGCGCAGGATCGTAGGAAATAGGTGCATCATGAAACTTTACTTCGCTGCTATGAATTTGAAGATGTGCAATGAGAGGACGCCGAGGCTCTGGGGCAAAGTTCCCCTCAATTCCATTGGATGTAACAACAGCGACAATCTTGATTGCCTTCTTAGACTTTCTGGGAACAGGAACAAGTGCTTCCACCGCAGCAGCAGCAGCAGGAGCAACAGGCGGTTCTATTACTTTAGAGCGACGCGGCGGCATTTACTGATCAAAGGACGTGTTACAAAGTTTAGGTGGTTTCATCCACCGTCTAAACATGGACCACGCATTCCATCAGATGGTTGCCAATACAGATGGCCTACCTTTAAGAATACATACACTCTTTCAGCTTATGGTTAAAAATCCAGCCACTCTTTCTCATATGATCTTGGTAGGCCCTCCAGGATCAGGGAAGACAACCTCTGCGCGCGCATTCGTAGAGAAACTTCATGGGCAAGGTGGTCTCAATTCCTTCTTTGGTCGCGCTCTTTTCTTGAATAGCAGTGATGAGCGTGGCCTGGAAGCAGTGAGAAGCCGCGTTTTTCCTTTTGTTCGTTCCTCTCTCCATTCTATTCTACAAACAACAGTAACAACAAACCCACCCAAGATAATTATTTTCGACGAGGCAGAAACACTCACGGATCAGGCGCAGATTGCGCTGCGTCCTCTTCTAGATACAAAACCTCAAGATGTCCTTTTGATTTTCCTTTGCAATTCCATTTCACGCATTCATTCCTCTATTCTTCACAAGTTTCTCACGATTCAATTGGAGGCTCCAAGCACAGAGGAATTTACCAAGCGTCTTTTGAAAATAGAGGGAAAGCACCAAGGAGCAACTGGATTTGATATTTTGTATAGGCGCGGTGATATTCGCTTTTTCTTGCTTCATCCAAAGAAGCATGAAGAATGCGCCAAAATATGGGGTGCTCTCTTCAATACACGAGCCTATGAATTGAAACCGTATATTGAGGCTCTTTTGCAAACCTGGATTTTTCCAGAACTTGCCATGTTCTTTCTTGTTCTTTCAAAGGAGCTCGAACTTTTGAATGCGCCTGCTCTTTATTCAATGCTCCGTATTACAGACAGTGATTTCCTCCGCCTTTGCCCTCCTCCTATTCGCATTGAACTTTTGACAAATTGGGTGAAAGAACATATCCTCCTAAAACTTGACGCAACTTTAAGCACCTAGGCCTGTAGCATAATGGATCCTACGAAGTTGACATTCACGCCACTGCGCATCTCTACTCTCGTCACGACGGGTCATCTGGGCACAACGATCCAACTCAAGGATCTCTTTGAGAGTCTTCCTGCCATTCTTATCCCAATTGGCTATCCTGGAGAGGGGATCTTGAAGATGGAGTATAAGGATAAGATGATCGGATATGCTGCGAGAGATGTTCTTACAAAGAGGCGCGTATCCGATAAGACCTTCTTTAATCAGTCAACGCTTGTGATCAGGAAGAAACGCGATGATGATGTGGGCGGTTTTAAGGAGGTGAATATGAAGCTCTTTGAGAATGGTGGATTTCAGATGACGGGAGTTACAAGTGAAGAGTTTAGTCGCTCTGTGCTCGACTGGCTTATTGCACATCTGAAGGGAATCACAATTTCAAAGGAGCCACTGAAGGTTGCGAAGTTCGCTATTCAGCTTCTCAATAGCGACTATAAGATGAATACAATGGCGCGGAGAGATGAGCTTCATAAGATCCTGACGTCAAAGTATCGCCTCTTTAGCACTCTAGAGACGACTATTTACCAGGGTGTGAATACTAAGTATTACTACAATGAGGCCGCGCCTCTTGATACGGAACTTTGGGGCATTTGCCAGTGCCCGCGTCCTTGCACAGGTCAGGGAGATGGAAAGTCAATTGGAAACTGTAAGAGGGTGACTATTTCCATCTTTCAGACGGGCAGTATTATCATTACGGGCGCGCGGAATAGGTCCCAGCTGGATGAGGCCTATGAGTTTATTAATATTATTCTAAAGAGGCACGCTGCTGAGGTTCTGAAGCCTCTACCTGTTGTCCCTGTCTAATAGTTAGGTGTTGGACATTTATTTTAAGAAAGCAGAGCTTTCTTAAAATAAAGTCACACCGTCGTCAACTGCGGAAAAAAGGCATTTGGCCTTTCCCGGAATACTTCAGATTTTACTATGTCGGCTCCCTCATCTGCGCCTCAGACTGCTATTGTTCCCGCCGCCCCTGCTTCCCAGCAGCAGGAGATTCTCCCCACGCCGCAGACTCTTCTGCAGGCTGCCAAGCTGGCCATCCAGCAGGATAAGTCTATCCAGATGGACTATTACGTAGAGACTGATAAGGGCCAGGCCTTTCTCGGTGAGGATACAGAGAATAGTGAGAAGATGCTTGTCAAGAGTGGTGAGGAGTTTACCAGTCTGATCCAGAAGATCTACAAGGTTCAGACCGACTATATCATCATCACGGAAAATAGCATCTACATTGTCTCTGGCAAGATCCAGAAGCGGAAGATCAAGGGACCGGCTCTCCGCGGTGTGACTGAGTAAACGCTGAGGATAGGAAGTAAAAATAAGGCAGCTCTTTGAGCTTTCTTATTTTTAAGTAACATTAGTAACTATAAATTTTTACTGTCTGGGAGTTAATGCACGATCGCAAATTAAATAGGAAAAGAGTGTATCAGTAACTACGATAGCCGATCCTGCTATAAATGATAAGAGTAAGAGACTATTTACCTTTTTAGAATATGTCATTGTAAAAATGAGAGTGAGAAGTAAAAGTCCGGCAGCAACAGCGCGGAACCAGAAGAAAAGGTAGTAGAAATCGCATACGGTGCGATTAGGAATGGGCTTCGTCCAGTCGGGTTCCATTTCTCTACAGAAAGAATAAAATAGTGGCCAAAACTAGAATGGCCAAGAAGTCTGGACGCAAGAATACGCACAAGAATACACGCAAGAATATGCGTAAAATGTATGGCGGTAATCATCTTGTTCTGAGCCCTATGCCCCTTAATGACACAAGCATGGTTGGAGCTAGCAAGATGTCTATGGCGCATGGTGGTGACTTTTTTGGCTACCACGCGAAGCAGCACGGCGGCATGGCCCCTCTAGGCTACACAGGTATGCTTGATGAGTCTCTCCGTGCCTCTGCCCGTGTTTCCCCGCTCGACCAGGCGGGCGCCGCCATCGTCGGCCTCAAGGACCAGGCGGGCGGCAGACGCAAGCGCCGGTCAACCAAGCGCCGGTCAACCAAGCGCCGGTCAACTAAGCGCCGTTCTACTAAGAAGCGTAGACAGTATGGTGGCATGCGTGCCCTCGGCAGCATGGAGCTTGGTGCGCCCACGATGCTCCTCCAGGGCCCGCAGGCCCAGCAGGCCCTCAGCACGATGAACCAGGACTGGAGAGCGGCCCAGCACTCCTCTATGTAAAGAGAGACCGGATTATTGTTGTCTGAGACCGCAGCTTCTCCTTCTCAGAGTCCGTTAAGACAACTGTGATATGACATACTAGATTGCCATAACCGCCATTTTGGCGTTGCGGCATTCCCTTTCCTTCCACCGTATGAGTGTTCCCCGACATGATTCCAGGAGGAATATCCACGACAAGCCCATCCGGATGCGCAGGGTGACCCGGCAGAGTCCTCTGCGTGCCGAGAAGACACTCCGCTAACGTTAGCTGTATCTTTGTGTGAAGAGTGTTTCCTTCGCGCTTGAATACCGTCGTCTCATCGGCCTCATTGAGAACAATGTGCACATCACCGGCCTCGTGATAGTCGTGATTATCACTGCACTCTTTTACAAAGACGAGAATCTCACCGACCTTCATTCCAGGCTCAATCTTCACATCCAGGCTCTTCTCCTGTGCCGTGAACTTCTTACCCTTGCACTGTCCACAAGCTGCCCCATTCTGCCGACCCTCACCTCTGCATGGAGGACACGGCATACGATTGATCGCTGCCATTCCAGGGCCGATCATGATCTGCTGCTCAACAAAGCCACGGCCCTGGCACGTGGAGCACGGGACAAAAGAGGTGCACCCCTCTCCCTTGCAGCCACTGCAGAACTTCTGGCGCTCGAACTGGAACTGGATCGTGCGACCATAATAGAAATCGGTGAGGCGCAGATTGACCTCGTGCACCTTTGGTGGTGCCTTCTGCCTCTTCTGCTTCGGACCCTGCTGTTGCTGTCCACCTCCGAACATTCCACCGAACATACCACCCATGTCAAAGGGAAATCCGCCGCCTCCTCCAAACGGATTGCCTCCGCCGAACGGATTACCCTGTTGCTGCTGACCACCCCCCTCTCCATCCACATCACCCGTCATATCATAGACCTGGCGCTTCTTTTCATCGCTGAGAACATCATAGGCGCGCGAAACTGCCTTAAAATCCTCTTCTGATCCGCCCTTGTCAGGATGGTGCGTCTTGGAGAGGCGAAAATAGGCCTTGCGAATATCATCCTTATCCGCCTCCTTTTCTACACCAAGCACCTTATACAGATCCTTTTCATTGCGAGGAGCCGACATTTCTGTGAAACTATAATGGCAGATGTTTAGACCCATTACCGCCTAAGAAAACTCTGCGTTTCCTATCCATGGAGATCGGCCTCATTGGGCAAGAGGAAAATACACGAATTCTAGTGGAAACTCTCAAAGATCCCCCACATCTCTTTTTCTCTGGCGGATATGGCTGTGGAAAGACAACTATTATGACCGCCTTTCTCAAGGCCTATTATGCCCAATTTGGAATTGTCAATCCAGGCCCTGAATGGGTCTTGTATTTATCGTCGGACCAAGATCGAGGCATCCACTGTGTTCGCCAGCTCGTGGGTGAGTTTGTGAGACACGCTCCTGAAAAGGAGGGTATCTATCGTTGGATTATCTGCGATGACTCAGACTCTCTCCCCATGATCTCCCAACAGGCTCTTCGCCGGCCCATGGAGACACATAATCATATTACCCGCTTCATCTTTTGTAGCAGATATACGAGTGATCTTATTCAGCCTTTGCGTTCCAGATGCCTTCATATTGAGCTTGAGACCATTTCTCCCTTTGATCTCTTTGCCCATTTCATTAAGATCTGTGGGCAGGAGCATCTCAGACTCTCTCCTCATGCCAATCTTCTCTTCCTCAGTCTGAGTCAGACGCCGACCGAAATGAAACGCATGATTCTTCTTCTTGGGACAAAGTATCCCGATTCCAAGGCACCCATTACACCAGATCAAATTCTGGAAATATTTGGATCACCAAGCTATTCTCTCTGCATTCAGCTTCTTCGCAACTATTTGCGGGGAGATATAGAAACCTGTATTGACTTGTTTTTCAAAATCTGGAAGACAGGTATCAGTTATGAAGACTTTCTGAACGAGCTTAATACGACGCTCAGACAAATTGGACAGCTACCGGCACAGAAAAGTCAGAGACTTCATGAGCTAATTCTGAAGGGGTGGATGTATTTCGCCCAAGGAAAGACACATTCACTTGACATGCTTCGTTTACTTTTCCCAGAGAACTCTTGAAGGGCTGAGTAACGTCGTGACTTTCTTAGAATTAATGTCATACGACTAATTTAGTGATAGAACTTATAAATAGTGAAGCTTAAAAGCTTCACTATTTATAAGTCATCACGATAGGGGGATGGCGACGGTGAAAAAACTATTTAGAAAGATACCGCCTCCAGAGTTTGTAAATGAGATTCTACAAAATCTGAAACTTCAAGGTCTTTCTGAACGGCGCTGGTTTTCAAAGGATGAGCTCTTTCTTGGAACCATAGATGAATGGCTACCCGTTTTAGAGCCCTATTATATTCCCTGTAAAGCGAAGCGTTTCCTCTCGGATGTGGATAGTTCGCGTGTAATCACAATTTTGCGCCATATTCTTCATTCAAATGGATATGAATTAAAAACACAGGAAAAGATGTATAAGATGCAAAAAACAACAATGTATCAGATCTTCAATGAAGAGGTGATACATGATCTAAGCGCAAATGAAATGTGTGTTGAGTTTCTTTAGGGCGTTGTCAAACCTCTGTTTGACGAGGCAGTTGGACATAAAGTCACTGCGTTGTCAAACCTCTGTTTTTCAAACAGGCACAACCTCCTGGCCCCTACGCATCTGATCCATAGTCTCACGCACCATCTCTACAGTAAGCTCAACTCCATCCCCATAAAGTCCTTTTAAACTGGCCGCCACCTTCATTTTCATCTTATTGAGTTGGAATTCATTCGCCTTCGGATTTTCCTGCTTTAGAACCATCATGATTTTATCCTGAACAGGTGCAGCATTTGTATCTAACCAAGGCTCACCATCTATAAGATCAAAGAGACTCTGAACTGTGTCAATGGGGATGCGGAAGAAATCGCGATCAGGGGTCAGACGATCACCAAGCTTGCAGATAAGCTTATGAAGAGACACAAGCTTTCCGTCCATTTGTGTAACACTCTTGGCTAGCTCAATCTTGAAAGGCCAAAGAACACCCTCGGAATAGAGTTCATCCGCCCTCTCATTCGGTTTCTTCGCACTTACGCTGATATAGTAACAATCAGCATAAGAGGGATTACTTAGACACATGAGGTAACCAGACATTTTTACTTATACTTATACTTATAAAGATTATCAGGCTCTAAATAAAGCCGAGATGGCCAAGTCCGATTCCATGATCTGATCTTCAGACATGCGGAGGAACCAACCATACTGACGACGATCACGCAGCTCAGGCCAAGGGATCGGGGCATAGATACTCTGCTCTGAAATGTCAAATGTCAAGACACCCTCCTGTCCCGCCGCCAAGAGATCCTCAATCTGGATTCGCCGTCCATTTGCCTTGCGAGACAGCTCGGCATTCGGCCGGTATTCAACACCTCCTGCGGCAGCCAGTTGTCTGGCATCCCACTTCTCATCACCGCGGAACTCACGACCACCACCTCGCGCCTCAACACGCTCGCGAGCCATCTTTTCCCACTCCACAAAGAGGGGCTGCTCCGCCTTTCCAGCCCATACACATCGTAAACCGGGAGCAGGTGTTCCCTTCGGTCCCGCATACGTCTCTCCGTCATCCATTCCAAAAAAAACCACCTTCTCAGGCGATAGAGGACCAAACGGTCTAAGGCAGATTGTGGCGGGGTCCAGCCACATGCCACCCCATGTCTTCAGAGTAACAGCACGAATCCAGTTGAGCTCGGCCGGTCCAACTGGTGCAATCGGGTTCTGGAGAGGGACAGGAAGAGAGCCCCAGCCACTGAGCCTCTGGGCAAGGTCAGAGAGACCATTGATAATCTCTACACGATAGATATCCTTATTCTTAGTTACAATGCTCGTATAACAGAGATTGAGGAAAGGGACATTAATTGCGCGACTGGATCTACCCATAAAATCCATCCACTTGCGCGAGTTTACATCACTCGTATCCATGTAGAGCCAAATAACAGGCTTGTCCATCCCCTTTTGTAAAAGTTTCTTGTCCTGAAAAGGATTCTCTTCAAGTGTTGTATTGGTGACATAGCCCGCGAGGACAAGTCCAAGAACAACAACTATACCAGATGTTATTAGAAGTGCGTTCTTCATCTATCTTCTCCCTCTATTTTCAAGAGATAATTGTGTAGTCACTGGTTCACTCGTTTTCAGAACAAGACGATTCATCCTCTCAAAGTATGAATCCACAAAGGCCCCCTCCTGTGCTACACGAAGTTGCCGTTGTCTCTCTCTTTCCGCTGCAGCCCGTTCCGATTCCTGGACAGCTGCCGCCTCAGAATCTGTGAGCGGCTCGGGAGCCCTGTCCCTCGACGCCCTATAGTTTTTAAGATCACGTGCCTCCACTTTCACGTGGGAAACCTGCGGACTGATCGTATTTTCTAGTGTATATGCCTGTTTCAGGTCCGTATACTTTAGATTCGCATTCGCAGGTGCCGTGTAACTATCTGCCTTTGTTCGGCCCAGCTCAACACCCGATCCAGGAGTTAAAGTCATTGCCTGCGGGGTAATGTTCATAAGTTGCGTTGAAGGCCTGAGGCCCTGTGCAGCCTGCTCCTCAAACATCTTATTGAAGACATCGCGATTGAACTTACCACTGAACTTTTTCGCTCCAACCTGCATATCTGTCTGACCTTGAAGCCAATCACCGTAACCATCATCATCTGGATCAGGAATGCGCGTTTGCTCAAACATCTGGTTGAAAGCATTCATATCCAGTTTCTGGGGATTGAGCCTGACAGGTTCCACATGCTTCCATGCTTTCGCATCGTCTGTCCTAGTGTCTGAAAGGACAGTAGGAGCCTCTACTTTCCCCGCCTTTGTCCGCCCACCATGAATTCTCTTCAGAATCTCCGTGAGATAAGCAAAAGAGCGAGTGACAGCCTCGAACTTTTCGTCTGAACCCCCCTTCTTGTCTGGATGTGCCCTCAGCGCCGCCTTTTTGTAGGCTGTTTTGAGTGACTCCTCTGTAAGGGCAACCTCCTCTTCAAGCCCGAGCACTTCCAGGCAACTCTGAAAGTAATTGATCGCCTTTTCATTGGATCTTGGCTTACTTACCTGGTATTGTGCAGACTTGGGAGTCTCTTGCCTCACAGTCAGATACTGTTGCTGCGAAGAAACAGGAGCTTGCTCTCCAGGCAAAGAATCAGGCCTCTGATTCTGCTGAACTTTGGCCACGTAAGCCAGCAAGTTGGCGTAAATACCTGCTCGTCGGGCGCTCTGAACAAATTCAGGCCCTGCAAGAAGTGTCTGAATCATTTCAACACGCTTTGCAGGCTCGCGGATCTTTATAAGATTAGAATATATGCGTATATGATTCTCTGGTACACTCTGTGTCTGCCCCATACTAATTCAACCTTCTATTAGGTGCAGCATTGATAGAACGCAAACGGCCGGGTAATAAAATGGGTATATCTGCTTCACATTCCCACATCCATGTCTTTCCTATCGTCATGAATCCGAATTTAGTTGGCCAGAATTGAGGTAAAGAAGAAGGTGCCGCCCTGAGCACAGGGTTGCGAACCAGATGCCACGATTCCATAGGAAGAACAAGGGCGAGCTGTTCCTGTGGCTGGATAGGTGGTTCTGTTGCTAGCCCCGCTGGGACCGCGTGACACTCTCCTTCAAAGTCCGCCCAAAGAGGAGGAAGATGCCACGGATAAAACCAGTGTAGATTCACCTTCTTACCAAGATAATAATCTAGAATCCACTGCATACCAATCTTATATTGAGTGACGGCTAGGTCAGGGGCAAGTTGTCTATATGTGGATCGCCAGTCACCCCCATAGAATCTCTTTTCTTCAAACCAAACCACTGGCAGCCCCTGAACAGAGATCATCGCCTTTTCTGTTTCATTGCGAGGAGGGAGGTTCCGCGCCTTTTTCTTCTTTTGAATATTGGCAAAGATCCATCCCTCTTCCTTTGACGACAAGATAGCAAAGAGGAGATCAAAGGTTGACCAGTTGATTTGTTCATTCTCCGTAAAATACAGCCCCCTTTTATGAAAGTCTCTTAATAATCCCACAATTTCATCGTGACCACCCTCCTTGATCTTCAAAGACATTCCATGCGGTAGAAAATCATTACCTAGGAGACTCATGAGCGCAATATAGTCAAGGAGTTGCTGCCTGTTATTAACATCGTTAATAGAGAAAAGGCTCTCACGTAGCACATCCACTGATAAGAAAAGATACTTGGCCGTTGCGAACTGCTTTGAACCGAATTCATCCTTTTCGCGCATTAGAAAACAAGGACCCTTTGCGGTCAACATAGACAAAAGAATCAAGTCGGCATCGAGGCCATAGATGATCACTGCTTGATCAGCGTCAACAGGCCGTTCCCTCATCCATGCCATGACCTTGTGTTCACCTTCCCCCGGTTCATCTGATGTGCTGACCGTCCATCCTCGAGCCTTGCAGAACTCCTTGAGTCTGAGCCCGAGCCTTTCCATAAAGGCTGTTCCAGGCGTGATCGCATTGGTGTCCCACCGAACGGCACCTGGCGCTCTCACGCCCATTTCAAGTTCCTTGCCAGCCCACCACACCGACTTGAATCGGCGCATCCTCTGCTGCTTGATCTTTGCCATCGGCACGACTCCGTCAACGGCCAAAAACACAGTCTTTGGCTTTCCTGCTCCATTCCAAATTGTTATTAGAGTCTTACACACCTCCTCACAGAGAAGACGCTCCCATTCAATCTGTTCATCTTCATCGGCGGGCACAGGAGGAAGCGCATCGCTTCTCAAACACCCATATACAATACAGTTGAAATCAACAAGTAAACAGGAAACAGAACCCTGTATACTTGGGACAAGAAGTCCTTGAACCGATTCTGTGAGTTTTTTAAAATACGAGGGTATCCCCATTACTAGATGCCGTGATAACTTATATATAGAGAAGCTTTTAAGCTTCTCTATATATAAGTTCTATCACTAAATAAGTCGTGGGACATTAATTCTAAGAAAGCTAAAGCTTTCTTAGAATTAAGTCACGACGGTAAATCGTTTCACCTCTTAAGGCAGAGATGAGCCAGTGGTTAAAAGATTATCCATTGACCGTTACGGGTGAGATCATAAGAATACTTCCCGACGGATTAATCTTTATGACTGGATTTATAGCACTTCTTACATCATCGTATCCCTTCTTTGTCCTTTTCCTAACACTCTTAGAAAGTTTAGGAGCATTCTATCTCTTGCAAATGAGTGCATCCTTTCTTGATCTCAGCTTTATAAGACCATCTAGAAACTACCAATCGACAACCTGCAGAAATGGCTTCAATAGCCCTACCCTATCTAGCCTTTCCCTCTTCGGATCTGCGAGCCAGGTCAGCGCCTTTCCGTCAGCCCCTCTCTATACAATCAGTGTTGCTGCAGCTTATCTCTTTTCCGCCATGAGTAGTCAGATTCCTGAGCTGGAAGCGCTCGGCCCCGCCTATTCATCGCGATTCTACATCTCAGTTTTTGCACTTTGTATACTGCTTTTCGTGATTGGAAGCTACCGCATGTATAATGAGTGCGACAGCGTAGCTACAGTTGTCATGAGCGTGGCGGTTGGACTTCTGCTCGGCACTCTTCTGATGAATCAGAATCTTGCGATCCTTGGCCCCGACAGTCTTAATTTAACAGGTATTCCTTTGTTAAAGAGCAAAACTGCTAATGGAGAGAGTATTTATGTGTGCTCATCTCAATAAGCCGTGACTCTAAATGTCCTACCGATAATAGAGATGCCGTCGCTGTTTGAAACAACAAGACAAATGATTGTAACATCTTTTATGGCATTGCCTTTGATGATGATAGCCTTCACCCTTTTCATTGGTCTCGGTATTGGTAATATAGGTCTTATTATACTTCTTCTTGGTCAGATCTTTCTTGTGCCTGTTACATCAATGCTCATCCACTTCGTAACAGGTTCTTATTTTACAATTAACAGTCGTGATATCTGCAACCTAGTTCCTTCTGCAAATAAATACGGCTTTATTCCGTCTGCACCAAGTTTCTGGATGGCCGAGGTCCTCTTCTTCATGTCGTATCTGATTCGGAATGCGTATACCATTTACAATCAAGATGCGGTGACAGGAGCCTCTGATGCTAAGGTTCGGAATCGCAAAGACAGGCTCTATACATCAATGGTGATCGGTATTCTGATCACTCTTCTTTTCGTCTATCTCCGCTATTCATTCACAGGATGTGAAACAATGGTGGGTATTACTGTCTCGGCCCTTGTCTTTGTGCCCCTGGGAATCTACTGGTATGATTTTGCTGCTCTCTGCGGGGCGAAAAATGCGGATATCTTCGGCATTTCTGCAAGTATTCTTCCAAAGGGCTCCAATAAGACACAGGTTTGCATCAAGGTTTGAGCGAATCACTTATCTTTCGTAAATAGTGAATCTGTTGTCTGAACTTCCAGACATCTTCCACCTTCACGCGATTGTATTGAATATGAATCTTTGAAAACGAGATAAACTTCTCTAGCTCGTTTTGATAGACAGTTAGGTCATTGTATAGCTTAGGCATATCCTCCAACGTCAGCCCAGACGTGATACCGCGCCCCTTATTTACCTCTTCATGAAGCCAAAATACCCACTTTCGTGCAGCCTCTCGTAGAGCAGGGCCGCGCAGAGCAGTAAATTGAGAGATTGGCTGCTTTCCTAGCCACGCTCTGTAATGTTCTCTACACATTGGACACGGCATAGAAGGCTCTACATATTTAAGAACAAGCATCCATGTATTCACTTCATCTGTCTGATTGATAGGGTGTCTGGGTTTTCCTAAATGTTCTGCTGCCGTATGGAGTATAGTCCAAAGCGCAGGGCCCCAGTCCTTGTTCTGAGCCATCCTATATCCTGTTATAAAATTTGAAGCCCCCCATTTTCCGTATCGGAGTATGGCAACTACAATACCAATTCCTAAAATCTATTGGGACACCTTTCAAGCCGCTCTCCAAGCACAAGTCAAACGCTTGGCGAAGGATGTGGCAAAGTCTCTCAGACAGCCTGAACAACCTCTTCTAAAGGCGATCCTAACTGAAAAAGTAGACGCCTACCTCTTTGAAGAGGAGGGCGCCGAATTTACTGATCTCGAGGCTATGCGTTGTAAGCACAAGATTCCTTCTGAAAAGAATGGGGCTGTTCTGGAGGCGTGCAGACAACCGGTCTTACTTGGAAAGGGGGCGTGTTGTTTGCATTTGGGTGCAAAGGAGCCTAGCACCACAGGCCTGAAGGTCTATCGCGTGATCAAGGTGGAGGATGAGAGCTATTGGCTTGATGGGGATAAAGTTCTGAATGATGATCTTGAGATCTGTGGTCTATTCAAGGATAACAAATGCACACTCTTCAAACTCTCTCCATAAGGTCAAAGAGAATCTCCACAAATCCAAGAGGCTTCTCTTTTTCAACCGAGATTACATCGCGAGCCCAGAGGCCAATCAGTGCATGATCATGAGGGTAATCACCACCTCCACGCCCATTTCCCTCACATGTCAGAAGAGGCAGAGGATGAACCCTCATCCCATCTCTATTTGCGGGAACTTTGTTCTTGTCCACAAACTGCTTCTTGCTATGATTTACAAGATACGGATACTGATGGGCAGAATACTCAGGATGAATACATAGATCCTCTTTACATTGATGATACAGATTCTCACCATCCTCCTCTTGATCGGCGTAATCACCTGCCCAGACGAGACGATACTTGTGGAATGAGCCTTCAGATGTGAGCTCCCATTCGAGAGCAGAAACGAACCCATTTTCAATAAAGGAATGCTCCATGAGCTTGAGTCCATTGGAATATTGATGCGCATACATCCATGCAACAATCTTTCCCTGACTATCCAAGATGATCGGATAATAATACTGCCCCATACTATTTAATGTGATAACTAAATTAGTTGTTGGATATTTATCTTAACGAAGTCACGACGTTACCTAAAATTGAAATTGTTAACAAACAAATCCAATTTTACCAATATGTTTCATCTAGGCCGTGGACTTACGAAGAGGCAAAAGGAGGCTTTGTATAAGAAAGAACGAAATAAGAGCAAGGTCTCTCCTTGGGAGGGCCCTGCCCCTTCCTTCAGGGTGAAGTTTGATCCCTTTCATAAGCACTCCTCATGGCTTCTTCTTCCACAAGATGAACTTAATTTCTTCCAGAAGACCATTCTGGATGTTCCTCCCACTATGCGTATGAGTCTTATTTATAAGAAGAGTATCTCTTTTGAAGAGGAGTATCCTGAAGACTCTTATAAGTATGCATTAACTGCAACGAAAGATCCCCATACTGAAATGGCGACAAGTGTGCGCGAAGCCTATTCAAAGAACCAGAAGCTGCGATGGAACTTCAAGCGCATTCTTGTATCATGGAAGAAGAATAATCTCACCGTCGTGAATGAGAATGATATTCTAACTCAGGACCCCCCTGTAAAGCCAGTAAAGATTATTAGCTGGCAATCAAAGACCATTAATCTGTTCGAGGCATCCACTCTTCTAAAGGATAGCACGATCCGTCTTCTTCACCATGATATGCTAATTCTTGAGCCGCAGATGCCGAGGAATCCGTATACAAATACAAATCTCACCTATGCCCAGTGCCTCTATGCTCATCAGCAGTTTCGCAAGGCCGGTCTCACAAATTGGATTTGGGAGGCGTTTGCAGAGTGTAGTTTTAACCTGAAGGCTCTTGAGAATAGATTTGTAACTCCCATGAAGCTGAAGATTCTGGATCAGATTATGGGAGATGTTAGCAGCCCCCATACACACGAGTTTGTCATGGACTTTATTCTTGGTGAGTATAGCCACCATGGCATTCTGTATCCTCCTTCTGAAAGAATGGTTCTAAAGACACTGAGGACTGCGTGGACCTCAGACTATTGCCAGGAGTGGATTGCTCTTTGCAAGCGTTTCTGGAGATGCCAGATTACAAGTGTGGATGAGGCTGCGATTCATGCTAAGTCCTATCTTTTGATCAAACGAAAGATTGGATGGGCTACAACGGAGCCTGTTGTTGTTACAACGAATGACGATGTAGCAGCAACGGCATTAATTCTATTAGCTTTGAATATCTGAAAAGTTGTGACTTTCTTAGAATTAAGTCACGACGTTAAGGAAGCTTTAGTTTAGTTATTTTTTTAATTTATTGCGTAATTTACGTGTCTTTCTCTTGCCACCCGCAAATGGATCCCAATTAGCAGGAGCTGGTGCCGCAAGAGCTGGTGCCGCAGGCATTTTTCTTTTATAATAGCTATTACTTGCAATTTTTTTCCCAGATGACTGATCTATCATGTTAACATAATCAAATTTAGTTTGCTGTTCTGGAGTTAATGATTGATATTCTTTTATCGTTATAGTTGCCGTAGGATCATGAGTAATTCTCCATTCAAGTGTTTTTTCTAAATTTCTTTTATTGTTATTTGGTGTTCTTTTTTTGTAATAATCAGTATGATCCCATTGTGGCCCATCTCCGTGAGAATAAATCCATTTAGCTTGTTGTTCTCTAGTTAATGATCCATATTCTCTACCATTTATTATAGCCGTAGGATCATGAGTAATTCTCCATTCAAGTGTTTTTTCTAAATTTCTTTTATTGTTATTTGGTGTTCTTTTTTTGTAATAATCAGTATGATCCCATTGTGACCCATCTCCGTGAGAATAAATCCATTTAGCTTGTTGTTCTCTAGTTAATGATCCATATTCTCTACCATTTATTATAATTGATGGGTCTGTTTCAATAGCTTTTACCCTTTCAGCCCTTTTTATTTCAGCATTATTTATATTACGATGTTTAGGATTTTTATTATCTATAAGTTTTCTTATAATTTCGTGAGATATTCCCACCGATATTAAATCACTTATTGAAAACATTATTCTATATTTATTAGATATTTTAAACACTGGCCTTTACAGCCTCAGCCGCCTTCACCGCCTCCTCCTTCGCCTTCGCCTCCTTCTGCAGACGCTCCGCGATCTCCTCTACCGACTTGCCCTCGTCGGGGTTGCCCGCCGGGACACCGTTCTGCTTGGGGTTGTTCGGGTCGCTGTAGTCAGTGACATTGTAAAGGCGCATGAGGATCGGGCGGATCTTGTCCTCAGCTGACTTCTTCTGTGCCTTATACGTCTCGGTCTCCGCATCAGTGTTCGCCTCAAGCCACTTGATCTCCTCGGCAAGGTAGTCCTCGGCCTGCTTGATGTCCTCCTCCTTCAGCTTCTCCTTCGTCTTGTCCTCCCGGAAGGTGTTGCGCGCGTTGTAGACATAGTTCTCATAGTCATTCTTCGCCTCCACCTTCTCCATGCGCACCTTATCCTCCTCCGCGAACTTCTCCGCATCACCCACCATCTTCTCCACCTGGTCCTTGCTCAGACGGCCCTTGTCGTTCGTGATGGTGATCTTGTTCGTCTTGCCACTACCCTTCTCCACCGCAGAGACGTTGAGGATGCCGTTCGCATCGAGGTCATAGGTGATCTCAATCTGCGGCTGGCCACGCGGTAAAGGCGGGATGCCCTCGAGGCGGAACTTGCCGAGGAGGTTGTTGTCCTTCGTAAAGTTGCGCTCACCCTCAAAGACAAGCACATCGACCGCAGGCTGGTTGTCCTGGTAGGTGGAGAATGTCTGCGTCTTCTTCGTCGGGATCGTCGTGTTGCGCTTGATGATCGCCGTCATCACACCACCGGCCGTCTCAATGCCGAGGGACAGCGGCGTCACGTCGAGCAGGAGGATCTCAGACGTGCGGTCATCAGGCTCGTCACCCTTGGTCAGGATGTGCGCCTGGACCGCCGCGCCATAGGCAACGGCCTCATCAGGGTGCACACTGTCGTTGAGCTTCTTGCCGCCGAAGAAGTCGCTGAGGAGCTGGCGAACCTTCGGGATACGCGAGCTGCCACCCACCATCACCACCTCCTTGATCTCATCCTTGCCCATCTTCGCATCGGCCAGCGTCTGCTCAACCGGCTTCAGGCAGCGCTGGAAGAGGGTCTCGCAGAGGCTCTCGAACTTGGCGCGCGTAATCGTCGTGCTAAAGTCCTGGTTGTCCAGGATGCTGTCCACCTCGATCGTGGACTGCGTGGCAGAGGAGAGGCTGCGCTTGGCCTTCTCGCACGCCGTGCGGAGGCGGCGGAGGCCGCGCGGTGATGACTTCACATCACCCTTATTTCCACTCTTCTTGCTAAACTCGGAGACGCAGTAGTCTACGAGTAGATTGTCAAAATCTTCCCCACCGAGATGGGTATCTCCAGCCGTCGCCTTGACCTCGAATACGCCATCATCGATCGTGAGAATTGAAACGTCGAAAGTTCCCTTTTTGTTATCGTATAGTTGTTTATACTATACCTCTCATTGTCTCCAATGAGTTCAGACTATATCTTACAGAGTTGTTTTGAAATCAGATAGTGTTTTTGGAAACACTACATGAAACGTATATCCATTCGTTTGTGCCCATTCATTTGCGCATTTATTTTTTGCAGCAAATTTTCCGCTTTCTACTTGTCCTGTATGCCAACAATGATTATCTTTCATTTCGATAATTTTTTTATGTTGGGGTAGCATGAAATCAACACGATAGGAATGTTCCTTTTCTTGAAACATATATGGAATCTTAGGACCATTTTGAATAGGTATGTTCTTTTCTTCGCACCATTCAATAAACCTTCTTTCATAGACACTTTGCCACATAATTATCTCATTATTCTTCAATACTAATTGACGAATACGAAATGTTTTATTGGTAAAAGAACAGTCTTTGCAAAAAAGTTTGAGTTTGTTTTTAACAATCTCTAAGTCCCTGTGCATAAATTTACAATCGCAGTTTTCACATAGGAATGATATATAATAAGGCTTTTCAATCTGAGTAGAATTCTTGTTTATCAACATTGGCGTATAGCGTGTTTGATTAGAAATCCTATATATAGGTTCATAAACCCATCCAGAAAGATCTGTTATTTTTCCATTCCCTATATTTATGATACGCCGACGTATGCGCTCAAAATCATCCATTGTTAAATGAGTTAGAAAATAGGCTTCTTGAAATTCCTCATCTTCAATATCCCAATCGGTATGGGATTTAATAAGATGTTCTTCAAGAGTGTTATCTTTTGCCTTTTTTAATTCTATCTTCTCATATTCACCACTCATGATTGCCGACGCATTTTGTTTCATAAATTGCGATTGTTCTTTGCACTTTGATTCATTCCTATTTTTACAGGCATCGCATCCTGTTCCATCGTTGTTCACCTTTCTCATAAAGAGATTTAGTGTGATTTCTTGCATTAATTTACAGGTCAAGCATTTGTATTTAACAACATAAGAATTATTTCTTGAAATTGGTTTCTCATCGATGACAAGTTTATAGATTGGCTTTTTAGTATTTGAATACTTCGCCGCTATTTTTTGTATCTCTAACCTTTTCCATGTAATATCTTTTTGTGTTGTTTTATCGCGAATAGACACTATGCTTTGGATATATTTTTGTTCCATGATTCCCTATCATAGGTTCCACCTTTAGTTTTTAGGTGGAACAAACGACCGGAGGAACCTTTGATCAACTCTGCCTGTGCACTCGTGGGCTTTACGCCTAGTCGTTGAACCTTCCCTTGCGGGCTTGGCTGCTGATTGTCCAATTCTCTGATTTTTCAAACCTTCACATTCACAACCCATAGGGTCATCCTGTTGTGGTATCAAAGACTCTAAGGAGTTTCCAGCAGTTCACACAGTATATTTACTTGGAAGCAGAATCTAAGCTGCAGCAGCAGCTGAATTATGTTTACCACCAAGGTCAAAGATCAGCACGTTCTGCGGACCGACCGTCTTTGACTTATCAAGGCCATACGCGATCGCGGCGGCCGTCGGCTCGTTGATGATGCGCAGCACATTGAGGCCCGCGATGGCGCCCGCGTCCTTCGTGGCCTGGCGCTGGGAGTCATTGAAGTAGGCCGGCACCGTGATGACCGCGTCCTTAACCTCACCACCGAGGTAAGCCTCGGCCGTCGCCTTCATCTTCTGGAGAACCGCCGCTGAGATCTCCTCAGGGAGAAACTGCTTCTTCTCACCCTTATACGAGACCTCAATGGTCGGCTTCTCACCCGCGCCCTCAAAGACGCGGAACGGCCAGTGCTTCATATCCTTCTGCACATTCGCGTCGTTGAAACGGCGGCCGATCAGGCGCTTGGCATCGAACACCGTGTTCTTCGGGTTCGCGGCCGCGCCATTCTTGGCCGCGTCGCCAACAAGACGCTCCTCCTCCGTATAACTGACGTAGGAAGGGGTCGTGCGGTTACCCTGATCATTCGCAATGATTTCAACGCGATCATTCTGCCACACGCCGACACACGAGTAAGTCGTCCCAAGATCAATGCCGATCGCAGGAGTTCTTGCCATATACATTCGTATGTTTGGTATTTTTTAAGTAGTTTCTGTGTTTACATACACCACCTTTTCAATTCTTCCAATGATCAAGTATTGTTTTAGAAAATAGTCAATAGAATATTGGAAGGCTTGCTCAATACTATCCAATATAAACTCGCGCGCAGGACTGCGGTAAAATGGGAATGTGGCCTCCTTCGACATTGGACCAAATGGAGGAGCCAAATCTTCAATTGAATCTACAAATCCCTCCTTTTCCAACGCAGCATCCACAAGTTTTTTGATTACAGGTTTAGGACCGCCTAACGCAATAAAAAGATCATTTACATAGTCTGTTAGCAGTTGTCTATACTCCTCTGGATCACCATGTAACTGTTCAGGTGTTTTCTGAAGAAACATTCTGTTAGCTCTTTCTTCTGCCCGTTGTAGAATTAACTCTTTTCTGACAAGGGGATATACAACAACAATCCTGTATTCCATAGGGATTGAATATGTCGTTAATGATGAGGGCTTAATGTGAAGAGGTGCTTTCGTTTCATCGTCATATTCTATTCTACCAAGAAGTTCTTGATAATTGTTTATAAAAATATCTATACATGAGAGCGGTTTACCGGTGGCTCTAAGTATTCTATGAGGACTAAATTGATTTAATAGTTTTTGTCTTTCCTGTGTATCTCCATATCCTGATCCAGACGTTTCATATTGAATATGGAGCTTTTTAGAAAATGCATTCTTAAGAACCTCTCTCATTTTATCACGAATTGTGAGGCCTTCTGTATTTATTTCTCTAGTTCTATAATAATTATAAGCAGACTTTGTTTTATCTAATAGAACTCTTTCAAAGGTGGGGATGATAGAGTCCTTTATGGAAATAGGAGGTACCCCCTGTGTCCAGCTTGCAAGTATTGTCTTCACACTCTCCTTATTTTTATTTGTATATCTTCGCTTGATATTCTGAACATAGGTTGTGAGTGCTTGGCGAATAGAAGCAAAGTCTCTGCGCCTCTGATTTGTCTCTGCATACGCAACCGAAAGTTCAGCCTTCAGCCGTTCGTGCTCAGCCTTTGCCATAGAACTTTCAAAACGAAAAGGGAGTAAATTCTCTATAATTTTGTCTGGAGAATACTCCATATAGTCTTCAAGCGGAACTCCTAGAGAAGTAATTGTAGACTGAACTGTTTCAGAACTTTTACCGGATCCAGGAGGGCCCCATTTTAGAATAAAAAAAGGGCGCTCTACCGCTGGTAACTCGCGCCCTCCTGTAAAAACTCTTGTTATTTCGTCAACTGATATTTGATTTACATCTTTATAGAGGTCTCCTCCTCTCTGTTTTCTTGTTTTACCCATGAGACACCTATTCAATGAGGACAATTTTCTTCTTGATTGGTTTGAAACGCCATCCCTTTTGCTGCTCAGACCACTGCTCCACCTTTTCATCGTAGTCCCCTGTGTTGCAAGCAACCGCCTCAAGTGTATTGGACACGAGGCCGAGTGATGGAAAGGATCCAAGAAGAGCTCTGAAATATTTTTGCTCTTGATTTGCACCTTCAAATGCGAGTCCAAATCCATGGCTCTTTTCCTGATCGGCAGTGGACCATTCATCTGGAATATCATCCGGGAAATAGAGTTCATAGAATGACTCCTTTACATCATCATCGCCATTTATAACGTCCCAACCACCAATCTCTTCAGCAACCGACTCCCAGAAGGGAGAACCGGCCATTGCGGCCAATGGAGTCCGAAGTTGTGACAGATTCTTTTTTGTATGGGAGCAAGCACCTCGGATTGTCCCCCACGTAATGGCCTCTGCCCGAACTTTGTAAATACGCCTGCCACGCCGTCCCTCCAACGCCTCCCATTCCCCTAAGCACTCTTGTATCTCAGGAGCTAGTGTAAGCTTCAAGGGCTGCACCTTTACTCCTCTGCAGGCAAAGAGAACCGCAGCGGCTCTTCCCTCCCATGTGAATCCTTCTATATCATGGAGCAAAGAAACCTCCTTGGTATATCCCTCCAGCAAAGACCATGTTTCAGGACCCCATCTACATCTTAGAAGTTTCCAGACAAGTAGCACCTTTCCTTGCCGAATGGCGCGGCGGAGACACTGTGTGTCTAGGTCTGAAGGATCGGTGAAGCTAGGCCCAGTAATGAAATCAGGTTGTTCGTCTGAATATCCTTTCCGTAAAAGCCAGAAGACGGATGCATCTCTCTCTACACAACAGAATGCCTGGACAAGAGGAAAGACCTCTGCAAGATTATATTCATCTCTGTTTTTGAGTTCAAGAAGCTTGAGTAAATAGGAATATGAAGAACAGGAACCGTAGAACCAACACCATAGAAGAATATCAAAGACATCCTCTATCATCATTGTATCAATGAGTTCAAGGCACCAGAATATACTTTCACGTAAGTTCTTTTTCAAAAGAGCATACTTGAAACTTGCTTTAACTTCATCAATACGATAGAAATGGCGTGATAAAGACGCCATCTGTTCAACAATTAAATGAACCGGTCCAAACCTCAAATTTACTTAAGTTCCGCCAACATCTTCATTCCCTTTTCATATGTAAACTTCTCTCCAAGTACATCTTCAGTTCCAGCAACTAGTTGAAAAATGATCACCTTATTCTTTCTTAATAAACGAGAATAACAGAGAAAAAAAGCAGGCTTTTTGATAGCTGAAGACCAGCGCTTCGCTTCAGCTGAATCATACTCATCTTTAAACAAGGCAAATCTCATTGCATCTATTGCCTTTGCCCCTTTGAGTGTATGAAGAATCTGAACCTTTGGATCCTCTTGTAACTCTTTTAAATAATCAGTTTGCCATGTCATCCTATTCCTAGTCTACTTTAAAATTTACCGGTGTCGCTCAAAATTAAGAAAGCTCAAAGAGCTTTCTTAATTGTGAAGCCTGACACCATAAACGTCGTAAGTGCCGGCCAAGGCCGACCCTTAGGGTAGGACATTTAAATTAAGGAAGCTAAAGCTTCCTTAATTTAAAGTCACGACGGTAAGCACTTATGAAATAACCGCCTTATTAAAAGAGATGTTTGTTCTTCCGGTAGGGGACAATGCAAATGAAATCGTCCCAGGGCTCTGGCTAGGAAATGGAAAAGCCGCACTAGACGATAAATTTCTTAAAGAGAAAAACATTAAAGTTATTTTCAATTGCACTAAAGACATCCCTTTTCATCAATCTATGAAGAGATGTTATCGAGTGCCTGTTGATGATAATCTGCAAGCGCAGGAGATCAGAAATATGGAACTCTGGTCTTTTGAAATTGTGGCCAGACTCGCACAAGAATATAGATCAGGACTCCATGTTCTTGTTCATTGTGCGGCAGGTATGCAGCGGTCCGCGGCGGTTGTTGCGATGTTCTTGATCGGAACACAGAGAATCACGGCTGAGCAGGCAATGGCCTATATTCAGAAGAAGAGGCCGATTGCTTTCATGCCAATGGCCAATTTTGCTCCCGCGATCCGTGGGTTTGAGGAAGCTGTTCAGAAATTTCTGCGGGATCAGGAGAACTCATAGCGTGTGGGATCAATACGCAGCACCGCATCTTTTCTATAATCCTGGCCCATTCTTGGATTACTCGTAAGAAGAACAGTGTTTTCTTTTCCAGTTGCAGAAGTCCATGTATGTCTTTCTACTGTTGGAACATGACAATGGCCAAAGAGCCAGGCGACGACAGGAGGTCGCAATAGAACCTCCAGTTCAGGCACATTGGTTGCATACTCAGGCGGCTGAATCCACTCTTCTTCTGTGAGCCACGGAAGTGGAGCGTAATGACTCAAGACAACAATGGGGGTGCGGGTCACCTTGATTTCAGACTCGAGAAATTTCAGACAACGGAGATATTCGCGTAGGAATACTTTCTTTTCAGTTGGAGTCGGATCTGCCTTCGCCCAGATAGGACCGGTCACGTGGAGCATCACGTCATCACAGGGACGCCGCCAGAGGGGGCATCCAAGTAAAATCACCCCATCTTCACTTCCCATTGTTTCGCAGGACAGAACATGAATATTTGCAAAGGGTGACACAGCAGCGCGCATTGCCAAAACACCTGTGTCCACATCAGAGAAACCGGAACCCCATATTTCTAGATTTCCAGGAATCCAGACGACCGTTTCCCATCGCTCAGAGCACCACTCAAAAAAGGAGTGGAGGTGGGTATCCTGAAGGCGGCAGATGTCTCCCAAGAACACAAGAACAGGCGCTACAGGTTTGAGCAACTCTTCATAGGTTTTTTTAGGGGATTTCTCAAGATGGATGTCGCTAGCATACTGCAACCTCATATCCTCTGTGCTAGGAGCTCAATTTTCCCAGAGACTTTGGACGGAAACTCAAAGGTGAGAAGGGGGGAACCGTTCTTCTCAATGAACTCGGGGGTAAAACGGATGGGAATGATATTCCAGTTACCATAATTAATGAAGATGGTGTGAACCAGAGGATCCTTTGTCGGGATACAGAGGGCGAGAGGATACCAGCCGAGAGTGTCAGGCTCTCGTGTAACAAACCGCACACCTGTCCAGACAAATCCAGGCAGGCACTTGGGAACCGTGATGAGAACGCGCTCCTCGCTCTGAAAGAACTCGTGATAGATTTCGGAATTAGCAAGATCATTGGGCGACTCGATCTCTGTCTTCTGATTCCATGGCCAAAAGGTTAGACAGCTGGGATCCATTGTTACCTCCTACCGTTAGGCGCGAAATTCAATTTTATCGGTATTAAGACCACTGGACTTGTTTTCTTGGCTGATTAGACCAATAACATCCATTTTCAACATCTGACGCACCAATTGGTGTCTCTTCCTTATCGGGCCAGACCCACGCAGGTGTCCAGAATTTGGAGATGACATCGTGATTGGCCCAGCGAGCCCCCTTAATTCCGAAGAGGACCTGAATCGCCCCACCTAGGACAATACATGATACACCCTTCTTCTTGAGCTCTGCACCCACGATAACACCAATCGCTCCACACCCAATCAAACAGACATCTGCCTTCACCTTGAGAACTTCGGCCACTAGATATGTAACTGCATCTTGCCACTTCTCAATTCCAGCAGGCCATTCACATCGCCCCTGCGCAATTGAACTCGGAAACCCTGTCTGAATGGAAAACCATTCGGTCGAAGAAGGAAGAAGGGTTTCAGCATTTTCACCCCAAATCGCCTTTCGATCTGAGGCCAGCTGCTTCGCCACGGATTTGGCAAAGGAGGTCACAACTGCCACTCTCTTTTTCTTCAGAAGCACTGTCCATCTAGATCCCGCCTTTACATAATAGGGCTCCAGACTCCGAAGAGGAATTTGGGGAGCGAGAGGAGCATTTTGTTCCAAGAGTCTCTGTTCAGACTTTACTCGAACAGGAAACCATCCTGCTACAACAGGATCCTCTTCAATACAGTTGAGCGCGGAATAATAGGCCGCGATCCATTCTCTGACAGACTTCTCTGTAGCAGGAAAGATGCCTGAGTATTGTTGTAAAGAGTCACAGAGTTCCTGGGGCATTGTTCCAGTTGTCTCAAAAAAAGAGAGGACTTGTAATTCGGTTGAGCCATTGCGTGCAATTAGACAGGGTCTCTTTAGAGCTCCACATATTAGGTTTGCACCGTGTCCAATGGATGCCATCTTTTCTTGACTCTGTGAGAGATCTATAAGCCTTACCGGTGGCGCTCAAAATTAAGGAAGCTCAGAGAGCTTCCTTAATTGTGAGGCCTGCCACCATAAACGTCGTAGGACATTTAAATTAAGGAAGCTAAAGCTTCCTTAATTTAAAGTCACGA